CCCCAGCACCCCGCCAGCGCCCACAGGGGCCGATCTGCCGGCCGTTCGTACTGTATATACAGTGGGGTCGATGACGCTCGCGGTACGCAACCAGATCGCCATGCTCAGCCGTACCTTATATACGCTTGATAGGGAGATTACAGCCGAGGCTATTAGTGAGCTATGGGCGGAACGTGCCACGATCTTTCAATTCGGCTTCGATGCTAATGGCGCACTAAAGGCACCGACTCCCAGCATAGAAGAAATCGATGAGTATATTGTCTCCGAGGACTATCTGGATAAAATGTCCAGCCTTGGAATTATGATTTTGGAAAAGGACGAAGGTCTATCATCCAAGATGATTGCCTATCTTACCCTGCTTACCGATATCTCTTCTCCGCTATCTCCTGCACAGAAATTGAAGAAGGTAGGCGTTACATGGGCCGAATTCGCCGCTTGGCAGAAGAATAAGGTCTTCGATGAGGCATATAAGAAGCTCGGTGGAGACGCTGTAAGGGCCGCTATCCCTCTCGCAGAACTCGCGCTGGCTAATAAAATGGCCAATGGGGAGCAAAAAGCTATTGAATTTGGCTTCCAGCTTACCGGTCACTTTGATCCGGCTAAGAACAAGCAAATTGACGCACAGAAATTGTTTGGTATCCTACTAGAGATTATCGATGAAACCGTGAAAGACCCGAATGAGAGAATGGCTATCGGCCAACAGCTTTCACTTCGCGGAAACCGGGCTATCGAAATGTAACTAGATGCCAAAGGATACCCATGAGTACCGCGAAAGCCATTGGAGCGTCTAATCTCCAGCTACCTGATCCGGCAGAAAACTATTCTCTGCCAACTCTTAATACTAACTTCTCCACTATTGCCGACGAAGTTAATAAAAATGTCGATGGTTTGGGAACGCCTATCGCCTCTAAGATTGCGAGCGGTAATGGCTCTATCTCCATTTCTTCGGGCGTTAGCTTTAACGTTAACTCAGTGGCTCTACCTGCCGGGTTTACTCAGGCACCTAACGTTGTAGTCACGCTAGGTTCCAACGTTGCAGGTCGAGCTTCTTTGCTTCAGATTTACGCTTACACCATTACTACCACTAGCTTCAACGTGAAGATTCAGACTTCTGATAACGCGGCTATTGGTACGAGCTATACCATTAACTATCAATGGGTGGCGGTGCAGTAATGAGCGTATCAGCCGCATCCGAGAATACTGACCATAACCCAAGTCCTGATCCTATGACGGTGAAGCTCTTTCACCTTTATAGCGACGTAGATACTGAAGCAGGCTCACAACATCATACATTAGGGGCCGGTAATAATCAGGCCGCGGCGGGGAGTCACGTTCATAACGGCAGTGACTCCCCGCTTTTGTTTGAAGGCGTAATTATCAGTGGTGCTAAGGGTTCTAACACGGCTTTGGCCTCTGTTATCTCTCTCCTAACTCAACAGGGCGCTGTGGATCAGACCACAGCTTAAAAGATAGGGCACGACGATGTGTTCTCATAGCGCAAGAGATTATTTCTACAGCGTTTACACTAATCAGAAGATATGTAAGCACTGTTGGACACCTAGAGAAGAAGACCATGCCCCCGAAGAAAACACTAACAGTGTCAGATATGCTGGCGAATCTCGGGGAAAGTCTGACCAAAACGGCCTTTCTTCCGAACTTGTCCCGCTATGAGCCACACAAGAAACAACTCAAATTCCATAAGTCCCATAAGAAGGGGCGACTTTATATCGGTGGAAACCGAGCGGGAAAGACTATTGCCGATGTTACGGAATGCCTCTGGTGGCTCACAAAGACTCACCCTTATCGGACTATGCCGAAAGAACCCACACGGGGTCGCTTGGTTTGTGTTGACTTCCCCAATGGGCTTTCTAAGATTATCCTCCCCCTCTTCCAGCAATGGCTCCCGGCGAAATACCTCATCAACGGGTCATGGGAAGATTCTTACGATAAGTATCTTAAGACTCTTACTCTTAACAATGGTTCTTTTATTGAGTTTATGTCTTATGACCAAGAGTTGGACAAGTTTGCTGGAACTTCTCGACACTTTATCGCTTTTGACGAGGAACCCCCTAAGCATATTTTCAATGAGTGTCGTGCCCGTCTAATTGATACCGGCGGTTCATGGTGGATTTCCATGACCCCGCTGGATGGTCTTACATGGGTTTATGAGGATATCTATTCCCCTGTGGTCGAAGATAAGACCAATGTTATCTTCGACGTTATTCAGGCAGATATGCTCGATAACCCCCACATCGGTAAAGAAGAAGCTGAGGAATACCTTGCAGGACTTGACCCGCAGGAACGGGCGGCACGTGAGAAGGGACAATTCGTCCAACTCGGTGGCCGTGTATTTAAGAGTTTTAATCCAGAGCTTCACAAAACTCAGTTTAACTTTGAAGTCACCCGAGATATGCGAGTTTATACGTCTATTGATATTGGTTGGGCTCACCCTACTGCTTGGCTTTGGCACGCTGTTGAGCCCAATGGTCATATTACTACTTTTCATGAAATGGTAGAGAGCTTTACCACTATTGAAGACTGGGCTAAGAAAGTAAAGGAATACGAAGATGAGTTCCTCAAACCCAAGGGTATCAGCGTCTACCTTAGAACTGGCGATCCTGCCATGCGGCAAACCCGTAGTAATACAGGAACTTCCGATATCCAAGAATACTCTCGACACGGTATCTATCTTGCCGTTGAGGGAGTTCCTACAGGACCTGCTTCTGTCAACATAGGCCTTATCAAAATAGAGCAATATATGAAGGTCGATACTGACCCTCGGGAAGAAGGTAGGCCCTTCTGGCAATACACCCCTAACTGCACCACTCTGGAACACCAGATGATGCGTCTAAGGTGGGCTACCTATGCTTCTAAGAAGCTTCAGTTTGATAACGCACCCAAGGGCACTATCCATAAGAAGGATGATGATGCCCCCGACTCTCTCCGTTACTTTATGACTCTTCAGCCTGATATGGCATTCGATAATAAGGGTAATCGTGTCTCCGCTAATATGCAGACAATAGACGCGGTGAAGGATATGTTGGTACCATATAGAGACACAGGAACTCCGGGATTCACCCCAAGGGAGTCTGTCTATCAAGTTTACGATTCTCCCGATTCTTGGGAGTTTGAAGGAGTCGGGTAATGAGTTATAAAGTAGATAAGGCTGGCGGCGGTCCGTACACTCACGAGATTGACGCTATCCGCGACGAACGTTATCGTGCGAGTGTTATGGGCGCTAAGCCCGACTTCCACTCGGTATTCGATAACACTGTTATCTCTCAGGGTGCCTTTGAGGTAATCCGGGATATCGATAAGCCCATTGAGCCTCCTGTGGGGGACTTTGTTGAGAATGTGGTGTTCCATGACGAAGAAGAAGCTCCCGCCGAAGAGGCTCCGGCAGAAAGCCCTGTATCGGGAGATACTGCGGCAAAGGAAAGCCCTGCACCGGAAACTACCGGATCAAAGCAGGGGAATGCCGAGAGTACCCCGGCCCCTGTAGAACAGCCTGCTCCGGTAGTAGAACTTCAGGCAGTTCTCGATCCGGTAACGCCGGATAACGACACTCCGATTTATGTTGAAATGGAGAAGACTAATGTCGGCTGATATCGAACACCGCTTCGGCTTTCATGCGGCTAATACTGATGAAAAGAAGATGGATCATTCTTCCGTCAGGTATAACAGTCAAAAGCTTGCTCTATTCTTTGAAGAGAAGCTTCCTTCAGGTCGGGAAAAGGCACTAGCTATTACTAAGCTTGAAGAAGCTATGTTCTGGGCTAATGCGGCTATCGCGAGGGACAACAATGACACTTCCAACTAACCATCACCCCCACTCTCGTTATGTTCTTAAAGAACAGCCTTGGGGCTTTATGTCTGCGGATATCATTCATAGGACTGCTGATGGTCCAGTATTTGACCTTGGAGTCGATCTTGATGATCTTCACGGCATCGCATATATCCGGGTAACCGACGTTGAGGAAATGGCGCGGGTCTTGGGTATGGCTACTCAGGATGAAGTTACTATCCTGAAGCGTCGTATTGAAGAGCTTAATGCCGAAGTCCTTAATGTCCCCCGCGAAGTAGAAAGCCTTAAAGATGGACTATCTGTACTGGTCTCTGATTTCCTTGATCGTGTTGTGCCTCACAACGATAGTCCTACTCATGCTGAAAAGCCTGAAGATAATGTCGGAGACGGTAGTACCTCTGACGAAGCTTCTGGACAAGACGGTAGCGATGCTATCGACGAAGGACCCGATGAGCTTTCAGGCGAT